ATGTACTTACTGAACTGGATAAGGATGCAGTTGTGGTAGAAGTCCAATGACCCCTGAGAAGCCTCGTGGTAAGCGTGCAACTAAGTTCAAGGGTGCTGAAGAAGAGGCTGCAACCAAGACTGTAAACCTAGTCCCCCTCAATGAAAATCAAAGGCTCTACCTAGACGCCCTACGATCCTCTGACCAAGTTGTTGTCTGTGGTTACTCTGGCACAGGTAAGACCTATATTGCAGCTACCTTTGCAGCAAATATGTATGCCACAAAACAGATTGATAAGATTGTCATCACTAGGCCGATTGTATCTGTTGGCAAAGACCTCGGTCACTTTCCGGGAACACTAGAAGAAAAGATGACCCCTTGGGTTGCCCCTGTTCTGGAAGTCCTTGTTGATCAGCTTGGTAAAGGTGTTGTAGAGACGGCAGTTAAGAACGGAAACATTGAGGTGGCTCCGCTTTCAACCATGCGTGGTCGTAGCTTCAAGAATGCATTTATCATCCTTGATGAAGCCTCCAACACCACCATACCTGAGATGCTTATGTTCTTGACACGTATTGGTAAAAACTGTAAGGTGGTTATCAATGGTGACGTAAGGCAACGAGACATCAAAGAACAGTCTGGTCTTGCTAAAGTCTTTCACCTAATTAAAAAGTACAATATGTCAATACCTGTCGTAGAGTTTGAAGTAGACGACATTGTTCGTAGTGACCTTGTTAAAGAGTGGATTAAGGTCTTCACAGAGGAAAAGTTGATGTGATTAAAAGAGAAGCCAGTTATGTCAGAGTTCCACACTCTTTCTTGAGTGAGTGCTTTGACTATACAAAAGAAGGGGTCTTGCTCTGGAAGCTAAGGCCAAAAGAACACTTTAAGACGCTGCCTGCTTGGAAGGGTTGGTTCACCCGTTGTTACAACAAACCTGTTGGCTGTATTGATCTACAAGGTTACTATAACTTTGCCCTACACTATAACGGCAAGATACAAAGGTTGCACGTCCACCGTGTGATTATGTCACTCTACTTAGGGCGAGACTTAGAGAGAACAGAGATTGTTGACCACATAGATTGGGATCGTACGAACAATAGTCTCTCAAACCTTCGTCTTGTAGACCACTCAGTAAACGCTAAAAACACTAGCCCGAGAAAAAACAACACCTCTGGTCAGAAAAACATTTGGTGGTGTAAGAGCAAGAACAAATGGCAGGTCTCAGCTACACGTGATAAGAATAAAATCCATGTTGGCTTTTATAAAAACTTGTGTGACGCTATAGCAGCACAACAAAAGTTTTATGAAGAGGGAATCTAATGATTGAGGAAGAAATAACCTACAACCCCTTTGAACAGCAGGTGGGTGGCTCACACTACAAGACGCTTAAGATTCAGCCTGTAGAGTTTATCCTAGCTAACCAACTAGGGTTCTGTGAGGGGTCTATCATCAAGTACACTTGTCGCTACAAACAGAAGGGCGGCATCGAAGACCTGAAGAAAGTTATCCACTACGCTGAACTTCTCATTGCTAAATTGGAGTCCGAGAGAAATGCTAACACTAATCTTTTTAGTCTGTAGTACCACAAGTACATACTGTTACTCAGCTACATCAGGTGTCACTTACGACAACAAAGAAGAGTGTACCGAGAGTGCTGTGGTTATCATAGACCGCAACTATGAAGTGCAGAGACAAGAGGGAGACCTTAAAGAGATTGCTGTGTTCAAGTGCATCTCATGGGGAGAGCCTGCATGACAGACCTCTTAATGCTTGTTGTGGTCATCATTGCCTTGGTAATGTTCTGTTGGCGATAGACTAAAAGAAAACCCGCTAGAGTCCAATCAAGGATTCTAGCGGGTCTTTTTATTTGTCGTCTGGTTGTGTCTTGTAGAGTTCAATCACATCTCGTTTGACTTCTTTCAAGTCAGCCTTTATTTCATTCATAATCTCTCGGTCTTCTTGCCTACGAACATCTCTCTCTTTAATCTCATTGTGGAGAAGATCAATTTGTTTCTCGTTAGTCAAGACCCTACGGATTAGCCAAGAAATCCCTGAGAAGATCGCAGCTATACCCGAAGCAATTATGTATTCTAAGTATTCCATCCCGTAAATAATCCTCTAATCCATCTGGCAATTTCGTTAGGGGATGGTAGTAACCACCCAAGGACAAGAAGGACGATCATCCAGATCGGGGTTTGTTGGATATTCACTTCTTTGATTTGGTCTGCTATAACAGGAGAGCTTTGTTGTATAACGTCTCTTCCTGCGTCTGTTCTGGTTTGATTAGCTACAGCTTGTTGTGTGTTCTCTTTACCAGCTTGTACGTTAGCAGCCACATTGGGGCCACCACCTGTCAATAGGCTCAGAGGACTGGCACCACAACCAGTAAGCAGGAGTACTAGAAGTAAGAGTTTCATTTCTTTAAGCCAACAAGACAGAGTTTAGTTTTGCTCTCTGCTCTACGGTTGACTAGACCTTTTACTTTACCACCACCAGCCTTGACCCACTTATCAAGCTCTCGACAGGCTTCTTCGTATTTACCTTGATTGGCAAGCTTCATCATGGTAGACCTACCAGCAGCACCGATACCCACATTGTAAGCTAGTTCAAGGAGAGATGCTTGAACCTCAATAGGGATATCTGGATTAGTCATATAGGGCTTTAGTTTGTTGTAGTATTCTGCTACAGAAGCTTTGAGCATGTCTTCACACTGTTGCTTTGTGTAGCGGTCAGACATGGTGACACCACGGGTTTCTCCGTAGCAGACAGTAGGTACGCCCACAATGTCCTTGTATGCAACAAGGCTAAGACCCTCCCACTTAGCGATGAATGGTGTTGAGAGCGCAATCACAGCGACAGTGGTAATGGCTTTATCCTTCAGGGACATTGTGGTTCACCTATCTCATTCTACAGGGTAAGGATAGCGAGCTTTAATCTCTGCTACCTTGTCGAGCCACTCTTGTTCAGTTGCTTCCCCTCGTTGAAACATAAAGAACAGAGGGTCAGCTTCTTCTACGTAGGCAATCCTACGGGCAGCTTCTTGCTCTTCCATCGTGGGTGGCACTGGTACAGGTGGGACATAGGGCTGAATGCTGGGGTCTGCTGCCATTTGAGCATAAAGTTCAGCTGCATCAAACTCAGCACCAGTGTCGTTGGGATCAGCAGTGAAAGGAATCCAACCAAGGGTAGGGTGTTCGATTTCACAGTTAATCCAAGTGTTAGCTGCATAGACGGGATTACGAAAGTTCATTATGCGGCCCTCAACCAAAGAGAAACTTTTGCTGTTAATGGAGTTACAGATGACCCATACTGGCTCCACCCCATAAGCCTCCAAGTTCCCGCTGGTTGTGCAAGGCCTGTATTAGTAGCAGCAGCAGTAGCAAAACGTAAGTTAGAGCCTGCAACCAATGCACCCGGAGTACGAGACGCGCCGCCAGAAAGAGGGTCGTTGTCAAAGCAGAAGCCATAACTACCAACAGCACCGACAGTCGTTGCTGCGATAGTGCCGGGGATATTAACTAGACTGTAGTAATAAGCCCCATAGTTATTGGCGGTAGTATCGGCATAGTTTTTTACAGCAGCACTTGTGGGCAGAGTAGTGTCGTTGTTGTTAGAAGCAATGGTTTCCGCAGCAGTAACAAGAGTTGCAGGAGCAATCCCGGTTGTAGTAAGAAGAGAGTTAGGGGTAAAGGTTCCCCCAGCTTCGTCAACAGTGCCAAGAACAATCCAAGCACTGTTAGCTTCATTACGTTTCTTAATCTCGTTTGTCGCAGTATCGTACCAGATTTGGTTAGCGTAAGTGGTTACAGGGGAAGCTCCCCCTGAGTTGGTTGTTGCAATAGCTTGCAGAACAGCATTAATATCTGCTCGTGCTGCTGGTGCAGATTGATTGTCAATGACGTAATCGTGTTGACTCATGTGAGCGGTCCTTAGTTATACTGAACCCTAGCGGTCAAGCCAGAGATACTGGGGGATACACCTGTAGTCTGAGACAAGAGTTCAACTTTGAACCTGAATGCACGACCAAAGAAGTCACCAGCTTTGAAGGGCTGATAGGCAGACCAAGTGGGTGTACCAGCAGGGTCTTGGTTTGTGAACGAGATATAGGTTACAACATCCGTATCAGCAAACTGAGTACCACCTGTCCAGTCATCCCATAGACCGGGAATACTATCCCATAGACCCGGAATGCTATCCCACAAACCAGTGTTCACATCATAACGGTTTACGTTGATGTCAACCCTAGCTCTGACCCTTCTCTGAGCACCTGTATCAATGTACGAGGTAAAGATGTACTCAGCACTGCTGGGAGGGCTTGTGGTTGTCGTGATCCTGAGTTCACTTCCTACAACAGAACAGCCAGTCTTGGTTCCTGAGAAGGTAGGGCTTTGAGTAGATGTTAGGTTATTGGTAAATGACTCTAGTGCAGTAACTGGTACAACAATCAAGGAGGATGCCACAGAGGCGTTCCCTAGCTTGTCGTAGGCCCGTATGGAATAGGTTCCGGGTCTTGTGGGTACTGCTACAGTTGTAGCCGGTCTACTGACCTTCTCAACGGCTGTGGTGGAGTTAGCAAAGCTTGCCCCAGCTTCTTCCAGAGAGTGCCTGATCTTGTAGTGCGACAAATCTAGGTCAGGAACTGCATTCCAC